TAACATCAAAAAGGGTGAGGCTAGTAGTGTTAGTACCATCAGTAAAACTTGCGTGGATTGCGAATTCTCCTGCGCCGGAGTCTGGATTATCTTCATATCCGCCGTCAGCCAAAAGTTCTGTCATTAGAGGCTCATTTTGTTGGCCGCTAGGAAGAGCGCCGTTAATCATAGGTTGGTTGAACTCAATAGTTCCTGTTACTTCACGTCGCTGCATTGGAGGCTGACGAGTGTAAGTATCGTCTCCAAGAGCGCAAGCGTTGTCAGTATCTAGGTTAAGATTGATTTCCATTGAAAATGATTTTACAAATGCCGAAGCGGTGCCTGTGTTGTTGAACTTGACAGTAGCGTTCTTAAAGAACATTCCGTCTAGTGCTGCACCATCGTATGCTGGACTGGCGTTTAGTGATGCTATGCCGCTTGAAACATCAAAAGCCTTGCCATTAAAGGTAGCACTACACATAACATACTCGTTTAGGTTGGCGCTGATAGAAAGTCTTGTCAAACACATACCAGTGTATGTGTATTTCTTTTGTTCTCTTTGAACGATAATTCTGTAAGAGTCCAATGAACCAGTTCTATCATCACTCATTGTGTGAGTGCCGCTAGAATGTGAATCTTTACCCATAGCGGCATACATCATAAGGCCACTAAAGTCGTCTGCTTGTAAGACCCAATTAACATCTCCTTCGCTATACATTTTGCCTGTTTGGCTTTTTGTCATACCGTATTTTGAAATATCCATTCGGTCAAGAATTTCTAAATTTCCGATGATTGATTCGTCATCGACTTCTCCTATTTTTGCGGTTCCAAGGCTGCTGGCGCTACCATAGGCACTTTCCCTTTGGATTGCGACATACCTGTTCTCAAAGTTAGTCATGAATAACACTCCTTGCTTGTGTTAAGTTGTTTGCGTTATTTAAGACTTTCATCTGTGTAGCATGTTCAAACGTCTCATGTAGCGCATAACAAGGCGATGCACACACACAACATCATCATCATCCATCTTAGTGTTAAATTGCATCTCATAAGACACAATACTGTCAGAGTTTGCCTCTAATCCAGTCTTCTTATACAGTTCATCAAAACAATCACCTGCAATCTCAGCACCCATTCTGTAAGCGTTTATGTAGTTCGTGCCCCTCGTTGTGATAAATATCTCAACGTCAAACATTTGCACAATCCTTGAACCAGTAAGTGTTTGGAACTCGGGAGAGTTAACATTGGTAAGGAAGACGTGGATTGATGGCGGTCTGATTCTTGATACCATAGAGTTAGATACATCGAAACCATAGACTATGGATGAATCGTCTACCATGTTTTTTAGATGCACTCTTTTACTATCTTTCAAAGTCTGCACCGTCTCAAAACCCATAGCAATCAACGTATCTTGTGTGAAGCCCGACAACGCTAGTTCATCGGGGGAATAAGCACCATTTTTTGTGACATACACGTTGTTCCAATCAATAGTGCCATTTGTGTTACCAAACTGTATTTTCTTTGTGCCGCTAGAGTCGTTTGTACCATTGACTTGTAAGTAATGGTTAGCGCCATCATCATCTTCTATTATTTCTCTCATGTATAGTGTGGCAACGCCAGCACTGGTAAGAGTCAATCTTAGCATTAGAGGAACAGGTATATCTTCTGCCATAGTTGGGTCTAAGTCCTCACTTGTTGCGGTTGTAGCACCTACAAGTTTTACTTTACCACCAGTGGTCTTTTGTACCCTTACACTATGAGTACCATTATCTAAAAACATTATAGTTTCGTCATCATTAGGTGCTGATACATATTTGAAACAAGTTACTAATGTGTATTCATTTGTAGTCGGAGTGACATGATACACTTTATTGCTTACTCTCCAAGCGCCTCCCGATGCTGACGGAGACCCTGCACCAGTAGCAGTAAAGGCTTCGTTGTTTTCGTTTGCCAAGAGGCTAGTAGGGTTTTCTCCATTCATCCTACTTGTCCAAAACGTAACTCTATCTGCTATTGCCATTATTCCCAAGCCTCCTGTAATGCATCTGCTATTGCCTGTTCAAATTTAGGTTGCGCTCTTTTTTGAGTGTCTTTCAACCAATCAGTAGCAGGTATTCCGGGATGAGTAGGAGTTTTTCTCAAAGCATTAATAAATCCTTTACCGCTCCTAGTATCAATCTCCATTCCTTGAAAAGCGTATTTGTGAGGTGCCATTCCATCTTCTAGTATTTGCGCTAACTTACCGCCCCTAGAACCAGTAACACCGCCTTCTTCTATTGGGTCAGAACCAAATGTAACCTTTGCTTCTTTGAAACTACCAGACTCAAAAGCAACCAAAGACTGTATAACTGTGTTGTAAATATCATTACCGCCCTTAGACTTTCCTTTGAGCATTTGTATTGTAGTGGATGCTTCTTTGTCTACAATATCTATCATAGCCTTTTGCATAATCTGTGAGGCGGTCTTGTCCATCTCTTTTAGTTTTCTGTACGCTTCGGTATAGTCGACTTCCATCTTCATACCGATTATGCCAGAATCAAACTGATAGGACATCTAATCACCTCAATTTACTGTGCCTAAATGTGCCAATCTCTGTAAGAAATCCATAGCCCTTTCTCTAAGTACATTGGCTCTCACAGGGTCACTGCCGGAAGCATGAAATGTAGTTTCATCTTCCATGTAGTAAGCGGCTGCTAAGTCAGCACATATTTCTCTGAGAACTTGACCAAACTCGCCCTCTTCGACAGTCTCTCCTGTCGAGTGGTTGTAGGAAACTCCTGTAACGCCAGTCAAGTCGTTTGAAGATTTGCCAGTCCATTTAAAAGAATCTCCACCAATAAAACCATTACCGGATGTAGCAAATGAACTTGCTGATGCGAGCGTAATTGTAGTAGCACCTGCGTTAACTGCACCATTCAATGTGCTTGTTACTGATGCTTCGCTAGGTACGTCTCTACCTCGGTATCTAAACTCTTGGTCTATGTCAATACCTGCTCTGCGAACAACAGAAGTTAACTTGCTGGCTGCTCTTGTTCTTTGACCAGAATCAAGACCTAATCTTGAACCAACATCAGCGTTACTACAATAACCCATTTTACTCACTCCTTCATCAAGCGGTCAATCAAATCACTCTTAGTGCCCTTTGGGTCAACACCATGCTTTTCACACAATGCTACTAAGTCAGCCTTCAACATTTTCTTTAGTTCGCCGACCGTAGGTAAATCTTCTACGAGTTCTTTGACATCTTCAACTATTTCTTCTATTTCGTCCATAGTCAAACCGCCTTTCATTTTCATTCTTACGTTTGTGTATAACGCATATAATTGGTTGCGATAGTAAGCCGCAAGGCCACCCACAACTGGTGCTAATCCTATTATTAAATATTCTATATTGTTAATCATTTCTACCATCTCTGTATTCTATACTTCTTACTGCTCCATGCGGAATAAAGGTGAACGGTTTGTCACTACCCACCCTATAAATTTTATATCCATGTTCTGTTTTTTCAATGTTCACATTTGTATAGCATTTTTCAGCAGGAACATAAACAATTTTACCTTTTCTCATTTTCTTCACCTTTTTAAATATTCATCACGGCGTACCTATCAAACTCATTGTGATAGTAGCAGTAGTAATAGTCGTGTTTCGAGCATCATCTGTCACTGCGCATCTAGCAGTATAAACAATAGGTACTGGCTCGCCAGTTTCTTCAATATTAGGCATGGAACTTATTCCTATGACTAATGTATTGTAAGTAGCACTTGTTGAAGTTGCGCCAGAACTTATAGATGATATGTCTAAGTCGTCTTGTTGTTCCTCAGCAAGCCAAGCGTATGTATAAGGCGCAGTTCCGCCAGAAGCAGTAACAGATATTGTTATTGTGGTAGCGTCAGAGGAAGAAGCAGACGTTCCCGCTTGCGCCTCAAGAGTAAACTCAACATCTCCCGAATTGGATGCGGATAATGCCGTACTTGTACTAGCGCCTTGTTGAGCGCAACCCATTAGAGCAATATACATATTAACCCACCACCATCCAATTGTTAGAACCTATGGCAATACAAGTAGCCGCTTTGAATGTTGCTAAAGTAAAATCTGCCCCTGCGCCATTAATGGTATTTCCGTTACGACCAATGGCAATATTACCACCTGTTGTATTTAGAATAGCGTAGTGTTCACCAGCAGTTGAAGTTGATGGAAGAGTCACATTCCCCGCACATATATTGTATCTACCTGCGTGTGCTGCTTCTGTTAAAGTAGTGCTTCCTGATACTGATACTGTAAGTAATCTTGTGTTTCTAAATGTACCACCTGTTACTAAGTCTAATGTGGCAGAAGGAGTATTCAAACCAATACCTACTGCGTCAGCAGAAGCATCTACAAAGAGCATATTTGCATTACCATTGCCTTCGACTCTAAAATCAAGAGAGGCACTGTCTTCATTAATGGCTATTTCAGTAGGGTCAATATGAATTCTATTTGTTAAGGCTCCACCCACCATAGTTCTGATGTTTAATTCCCCATCTTCTGTACCATCTGATGCATCTCTTATGGTTCCATAAAAGTCAGCATATTCAACGTCTTCCGGTGTACCTGCATCATTTGTACCTCTAAATTTTATATGCCCTATACCATCATTATCGGCAGCAGACGCACTGTTACGATAAAAAATAATATCAGGAGCATGATTAGCATCTGCACTTGTGCTTTCAACAATAAAGGTGTCATCAGTTCCAGTAGTTTTAATATGCAAAGGTGCAGTAGGAGCGCTATTTTGAATACCTATTCCTTCTGCATGAGCATCTACAAAAAACATGTGTGTGTTAGTAGCAGATTCAACCCTAAACTCCATAGTGGTTGATGCCTCGTTAATTACACATTCACCTTTACCGATTGTAAATAATTCATTTACAGCACCATTTCTTAACATATTAATTTGGAATTTAGAATCTTCACTAGTATCGGTTACATCTGTTAGTTTTGTTTCTAATTCAACATAATCAACATCATTACCGCCATTATCTTTACCTCTAAACTTGATGCTACCAATGGTGTCATTTACTGCTGGACTTCCTGAATTCCTATAAAGAACTAAATCTGGAGCATCAGTAGCACCCGCCTCTGTGCTTTCAACAATAAGTGCATCTCCAGTCCCAGTAGTCTCAACGTGTAAAGGGGAAGTTGGGCTATTAGTCCCAATACCCACTCTATCATTAGCAGGGTCAGTGTAAATTAAGTTAGCATTATTATCCCCTTCAACTCTAAATGAAATATCATTGTCGCCATTATCATTTACAACTACTTCTGCATTACCACTGGCTTTACCAAGCAACTTTAATACTTGAGTTATAGAATTAGCATGTTGAACTCTAAAAAACAATCGAGCCGCTTTGTTTGCACTTGAATCTCCAACTTCTGCAATTTCTGAATATATATCTACAAACTCTACATCTCCAGAATTACCAGAATTTCTTCCTCTAAATTTTATGTGACCTAAATCATCAGCATCAGCCTGTGATGCACTGTTACGATAAAATACAATATCAGGTGCGCCATTAGCCCCTGCATCTGTACTTTCAACAACTAAAGCATCACCAGTTCCAGTAGTCTTAACGGTGAAGGATTGCGCCCCTACATCTAATTCTACACCAGTAGCAGAACCAGTGAATTCACCAGCCTCAGTATAGGCGTTGCTATTTTCATAACCAATATTTACGTTATTACTTGTTTTAAATGAAGTAAAAAACTGTGTAGGTAAAGAAGCAGTTCCGGTGTTTGCAGTATCAGAAACTTCTACGACTCCAATAGGGATATCCCCATCATCTAAGTCTGGAATTTTATTTGTAGCCGTTGCCCCTGATTGTCTTATTGCTAAAGCATTGGAAGAATCAACAACAACAATATGGTAGACTTTAGTTCCCGAACCCGATGCTTTTGTTAAAGCAGTAGCAGTTAAAGCAGAAACAGGAACATATTTACCATCTCTAAAAATCTTACCTGCTGATACTGCTAGTTGTGGAGAGGAACCACCAGAATATGTAAAATTGAATCCCATACTTCCAGCAGCACCATCTCTCAATGCATAGTTTCCAGTGGCAGTAGTGTAAAGTGCTTTTAATAAACCAGTGTGAGGAAAATCAACAGAATCGGTAATCTGCTCATTTGCGGTAACATCTCCTGTTCCCGTAGGAGTTACAAATTTACTTAGCCCAACACCATCATTATTTACTACATTAGTCATTTTACTCAACCTCTATCGAAACAAAAACCTCTAAAGTATCACTAGAGGTAAGAGAACCAATACCATCAAAATTAGTCCTAAATAATAAATTACCACTACTGTCAAAAAAACCTATTTCTCTAACAGTTTCTCCCACTAAACTAGAACCGGATATACTTAATTTCAACTCAACTATATTTTCTGTTGACTTAATGGCAGATACAGAATCAGCAGCCACAATTAATACATCTATATCGGTAGCCGCAGGACTTGTAGAATTACCCCCTGCCCCTACCTTTCCATTACCTGCATCAATTAAAGTTTCAATCTGAGCAGCCAATAAAGACCTTAACTTGTCGGTAATCATATTAGTTCCTCATCAACAAAGTTAGTAAAGGTAACAGACCCTTCCCCAAATCCTAATGGACTGGTATCTGTATTTAATGGTGTTCCAAAGCCAAGAGCAATGGATGGGTTTCCAGTTCTCTTTCTCACTGTAAGTTTTAGCGGAGTAATTTTAAATCCATCAAATAAATCAAGAGTGGTAGAACCATCGGGGAAGTTTTTATTTTTAATTTGGTTATTGATTTTCTTTTCTTCTAACATTAATTCTGCTAGTCTATCATCTATTCCTGCTATGTATTTTCCTAGAGTAAGAGTAATGTTTCCTATTTGATTGTGTTCTGCTTCTAGAACTAAATAATTATTTAATGGTAAATTTTCTTTTTGTATTTCTAAAGTAATTATATCTCCTGCTTTGACGGAACCTAAACCTTCCGACCCAACAGTTATCTTGATGTTATCAGTTTGTTCATTATGTAGTCTCAGTAAAAGAGAAGCCCTATCATCTACATCTTTTTGGGTACTTAGTTGTTCTTCAAAAATCTCTAATGTTTTTCTACCCACCTTTTTTATACTTTTAATATCCTTTCTTGTTGTTTTATGCGACCTACCATAAACAATAATTTCATTGAATTTATCAAACGACGATTTAGAACTTTCATAATTATATATCTGATGGTCTGTATTTTGGTCGGTTATAACAATATCATTATTGAAAAATACATCGTCATCATCTTTAATAACAAAGGAAGAACCATCTTGAACTAATTTTTTATTTTTCTTTTCTAGTAGGTAATTGATAGCAGTAAATAATGGAACTCCATCAAAATTAGGAGATTGGAATAATATATTATCTGTATTTTTAGTTAGAGCATATTGTATATCATTTTCTTCTAATAAATTATCAATTATGTTTTCAGTCTCATCACAAATACTAGCAACACACCCAATCATTGCTCTCTTTGAATTAAAAGAAATCTCTCCATTAACGGTTAGATTCATAGTTTCTGAAACAGATGCAACACCTAAGACTTCTCTGTGTTCTCCGAAAACTAAACTCCTAAAAATATGTCCTGTGCCACTTATATCTACACTCGTTTTTTTATGCTCAACAGAAGTTTCATAGGTTGTTTCTCCATCTGATATACACATTGAAAAAGGAGTATTTGATGGTATTATATTTTCTAAAGTATTACTATGCATGTTCCTAATGACAACGTAATTATGGTCATCAGTATTCTTTTGGGCATCTAAATCAACAACTACAAACATAGACATAACTGCCTCTGTCCCTCCTGCTAAATTAGTAGAACTAATGGCCCTTACATTTCCAGCAGTTCCTTCTGTAAATAAGAAATCTTTCATATTTTCTCCATAAGTTCTAGATTCTCCGTTTATTTTAGTGTAGGAAGAAGAGAGAGTGTTTAGTTTGATTTCTTTTGGCATGAAATCGTAAAAACAAACATGGTTGGGTTGTAATACTCTGTAATAAGTATCGCTTGTTGTTGCTATATCTGTTACTATTTTTTGACCCGGATTACTATCGCTAGTGCTATGAGTGCCTATCTCATGTGAAATAACATAAATTACCTCAGAAGGAACGCCATTATTTTTGGCTTCCGGTTGGGTATATATCCCAGTGCCTTGAGCAGAATTTACCCCACTACCACTATCATCTAAGAAGTCAATATCTTCAGAAACTAAATAACATCCAGTTAAATCAACATAATTACACACTGAATTTACACCGTGTAATGTTGTAACTCCTATCTCATTGCTTCCAGAGCCTCTAATTCTAAGTTTAAATCCTAACATTACTCCATCTGCGGTTTTATCATATAGTCCTAAGCCTGTTGCAGTAGAAAATCCACTTGCTCCTTGAAAATGACCAAAATCATGAGTGGTTGTATCTCCTCCTAAATTCAAACCAACTAATGTATATTCTGCACTAGAAGTAGTAGATAACTCCAGTGTTGATATTAAAGAGGTGGGAGTTGCAGTTCCTTTTGTGACTGGCCTACCACCACCATCTTCAATACCAAACCTATCTAAGAAAACAGGCATCAAGGAATTATAGGGGCGAATCGTAGCAGCACCGTTATATGCCGAAGTTGCCGTTGTAGTGGAAGTTTTCAATAAAGTAAATGTTCTAAATAAATCAAAATTAAAGTTTTCACTTAGTTGAACAGTAGAGCCATCATAAGTGCTATTTATCAAATTCGAATCACCATTATTGTTAAAGTTTGGAGGTATGAATAAATTAATGAATTCATCATTAGGTGCAGAACCATGATAATTAAATAAATTCTTTGAATATTTAGTATTCCAACTTGTTCCCGAAGCAGAGCCATAATGATTCCCTGCCATAACCACTGTTCCCTTTAACATATGAATACCCTTAGTTAATTCAACAAAAGTATCTCCTGAACCCGAACCAGATATCTTCATTGGGGCAGTTAAATTAGCATTAGTAACTTTGTATATTGTTCCTGCATAATAAGCACCAGCATTGGATTTTATTGCAGCATGGTCTAAAGTTACTGTTGTTGAATTAGAAGATGCCACTATACCAATAAATCTTCCAGAACTATCTACTAGAACGTCATCAGCAGCAACGCTGATTGTTCCCGAAGTTTTAGTTATTACATTGTTACTTGCTCCTCCATAATTAGATGCATCAGTGGCGAATCCTGCACTTGTGATAGCGTAGAAAGGATAATCTAAATTTGGAACTATTTGTTGTTTATCTGGAATATTTTCGGGGTCAAATTGATTATATGCCCAATCAACCACAACTTCTGTTAGTCTCATTAAAGAGAATCTTTTTAATTCACTAACTGTTTTATCAGAAGATAAAATAGATGCACTAGAAAAACTTGAATCTTTAAAAACAATAGAGTTACTTTTTCCTTCTGAATTAGATTTAACATCAGAAACATTTGTTAAAATAGGCTCATCTAAACAAAATAAATTATATTTTGTAATATCTCTAGTTTGTGTAGAATACATCAAAGAGTCTTTTCTTGTAGAAGAATATGGTAATAAGTCTGAATTAGCAAACAAAAACATTCTTGCTACTTTTGGGTCAATTAAATCAAATGCGTCTTTGATATAATTAGGCCCAGATTTGCTAGTTATCGGTTCGGGGTCAAGATACTGAAATACTGGCTTGTGGCCCCACGTACCTTCATCAGCACTACTTATTCCGGCCCTATCTCTGACCACTGTATAGTCACCGAACTTAGAACCAGTTACAGGTAAAAATCCCCTACTTTCTATTAGTGGGGCATTAGAAATAGAATAAGGATATAGCCAACTTCCTACTTTACCTTGAGCGTGAGAAGTCCTACCGACACCAACGATGTTTCTATCCAATCCCCTACCTGAAGTTATATCATAAGCAGGATTAAATTTGTAAGAGTTAGCGTAATATTTAATTCTACTAGGTTCCTTACCGTAATACAAATGATGGTCATCTGTAAATAAATTTGTTATTACAGGTCTATATCTACTAAAAGACCCCTTTTCAATATTAAATACCCTGTAATACGAACTACCAAATTTTTCCAAAATACTAAAACTATAATCATGTGATGAACTACCTTCTATTGACCTTTCATAATGAATGGCCTCTTCTAAAATTTTAGTTTTATCAGTGGTTTCTCCTGCGGCATTAAATCTAGGGTCTAATAATGAAATAATTTTACCGCCATGAAGATGTGCGCCATTTAAGAAATTAAGTTCATGAACTAACTTTGAAGATTCTTGTAGGTCGCCCGAAGGAGCATCCACAGAACCTATTCCTGTAGCCGGATGTATTTTTTCATCGGAGTAATAATGCAAAGTTGAAATCTGAGTTGTATTGTTTGTTATGTAATCCGTTGTTAAATAATTATCTCTATCAACATATACCCTTATGGTATCTAAATCATTTTGTAATTCTGCTTGAACAAAAAAACCAATGAAGATACCATCTGCATAAAGAGGCTTACCGTGAAACTTTCTTTCATTATTGGAGGTAGTAATATTGTTACTTGTATCTTTTGTAATATCACTAGATGAAAGCATTTCGGTAGAATAATCTTTATCGAAAGTTATGTATTTACCAGATTGACTAAAACCAGTAACTATACCAAAAATAGTATTTTGAGATTTAGAAGAAGGGCCAGTAGCAGCAGTAGCATCTGAACTTGTATTGCCCGCAAATTCAGAATCTCTAACATTGGCAAAATTGACATCAACTCTTCCTAATGTTACAGGCATGTAAGGGGCTAATCTTACTGTTGTGTTGTTGTCATCCCTTTTGATTTCTAATATGCTAAAATCAATCAAAGTATTAATCATATCAAAGTTAGCATAAGAATCATCCGAACTTCTTACGTTATCATCTAGGGTGCATTGAAATGCATTATCATTAAGAATGGAAGTAGGTTCACTAATAAAATATCCATTTGCCTTAGTAGAATTGTTGCTTATTGATGCTAGAGTTGAACCAACTAAATTATCTCCTTCTGCCCCCGTAGATGTAAGTTTAGTTCCGCTTTCAAAATAAAGACCTTTTCCAGCCGAGCCAGTTAAAGAAGTATTCGATGCAGTAACTTGATTAGAAGACAATGCTTTATTGAATAAAATATCCTTTCTATTCTTATTGCTTCTAATAAATATAGCAGGAGCCTTTACTATTACATCATCGGAAGTCCCATTGCCACCTGCTGAAATAGCCCTACAATTTTCTGTTAGAGTTATTGTAGTTGTTCCAGAGTTATAGGATTCAACTTCACCAACATAAACTAAAGTGTTACTATTATGCTTTGCATATATTTTATCTCCAGCAGTAGGAGTTGGAGAAGGAGCAGCAAGGCCAGTTGTATTTCCAGAACTTGAATTGCTAACTGGGGTTCCTGTTCTATTAGTAAATCTTTCTAATTCCACAGTCGCAGTATCAGGGCCAATTACTGCAAACATTCCAAGCCATTCTGCTTTAGAATAAGGAGACTTTGTTGAATAAACTATATCTTGAGAAAATAATGTATTCTTATTGATAATAGGAGAAAGTAATTTTCTAAATTCATTTCTTCCGCTAATATCTAATACATTCAAACCATTTTCTTTTTTATTTTCAATAAGTTCAACTTCTCCAAAAAATTTCTCCACTTGGATTATATATCGCCCTCTAAAGAAATCTAAAGATGAATCTATTTCACTACTATAACTAGAACTTTGATAATGAGCATTATCAAAACTTAAAGTTAACAATTTTTTCTTTTCGCTTGCAGATGTGACAGTGGCCTCCAATGACTCAAAATCTGACCCTATAAGAGTTACATATAAATCATTTACCCTGTTTTCTTTTATTGGATAATTTGTTAAAAGGGTTTTATCTTTTGAATTCCAAGCCCTTCTATGCAAAATATCATTAGCACTTAATGTAGGAAATCCTGTTGTGAATTCATTATCGGTAGATAATCGATATAAGTTTTCAAAAGTAATATCTTGTTCATCACCAGAAACAGCATCAATAGTATTAACAATTATGATATTATTTCCAACTTTAACTTCGTCTCCTACGTTTAAGAAATCAGATAAATCTAATTGTAAAGTATAGAAAGTAAATTCTCTAGTTCCAGTAGAAGAACCTTTTAGTTTAACTCCAAAATCAAAGAAATCATTGAAGTCTCCTCTAAATACACCATGTCTTATTCTAAATAAATCATTTTCTAAAACTTTCTTTTGCATCATTTTAGATTGATTCATTATTTTAGATGAAGCGAAAGCACCTCTATTTTGTGAAGAATCTTTAATTATACAATCATAAGCAGAATCATTTACATTTGTTTTATTGGCAGAGAAATCATAATGGATATATCTTTTTGGCCCATCAGATAGCCTGTCTCCAGCACCAGTAATATAATCTGATTTAGTTCTTCTAGCATTAGGAAAACAACTAGAATAAATAGCCGAACTAAAGGTTGCTAAACTTGCACTATCACCCTCATTATCTGTGTGGGTTGCCGGATTATCTTGAGTTCTAAGATTATCAACTAAACTCATTTTTAATGTATATTTGCTAACATCTATAATAGCATCAGAATAATCTTGGTCTGTAAGAAAAGTGCATCCTCCACTTGAAGCATCATTTCTAAATAATGAACATCCATTTTTATTAGAACTTCTCCCATTAGCCAATAAATATTTAGTATCGTGATTTAATTCATTATCTTTATCTAAAGAATCATTGAAAAAATACCAAAGAGGTCTTGCTACGATTAAACCATCATCCAAATCTGCATCTAATCCAGCAGTAATAGCAACAGGAGGATTGAATGTTTGCTTAGGCATGGCATATACTCTGAACTTCGTATTTCTAGGTATTTCTGAACCTAATCTTGGCTCAAATTGAAAAGCGTCATTTGAGCCATCTTCATCTAAAAATTCAGTAATTTTAGCAAAATGATGTTTTAATTTATTATCAGAATGAACTAAAACAAAGTAATCTTGGTATGTCAAGTTAGGAGAAAAAGAAAGTTCAGTGTTAGTGTTAGTAGCGGTAGTATCAGCACTTAGAGTAAATACTGTATCTGAACCTATTCCCTCAATGTAAGAGCCGGAAGCAATCCCAGTTCCACTAACTGAAAGACCCTTTATGATATTAGTATTTGCAGTATGAGTAACATTTCTAACGCTAGTAAAAGTAAAAGTAATCGATGAGCCTGTTCCGGTAACATCTTTACTAATTTTTAATAATTCGGGAGATATAATTTCGGTAACAGTAGTCCCAGAATCAATATTAGTTCCAGTAATTGTTTGCCCTACGGTTATTCCCGATGTTCCAGTATTTACTCCTGTTCCTGTAATTTTAATTATTTTAGGGTTTTTAGTAAATATATTTCCAGAGCCAGCAGTATTATTTGTTGCACCATCTCCTCTAGTGTAGGCAAGCCCACTACTATGATTTGTATCGCAAGTAGCATCTGTGAAATTTACAGAGCAACCGAATTCAGTTTTAGAATCTAAAGATTTAATTGTAAAACCGTTAGTTATTGTTAAATTTTCATGTTCTACGTTACAAAATGCTGCTAAAGTAGATTGAGTTGAAGTAGGAACAGGAGTAACATAAAACTCATTATCGTCTTTTATTTTAGTAATAGTGACTCCATTATCACCTAAAGCAGAACTAGCAGTTGTGAATATTTTATCCCCAATATTTATTTTTGTAGAAGTAACTGTTCCTGATGCTAAAGTAACAATATTATGTCCTTGAGTTGTGTTTATGCTAATTTCTCTAACTCCAATAGTATGTATTTCATGAGGAAATGTAGACATATTATCATTATTTTCATCAATGGTAGCAAATATTCTAAATTCTCCTTCGGCACTTTCTCCAGAATAGTCCGTAGTCCACTGTAATTTAGGATTTGTAGGAGTATTATAATTTACTTTTTGGAAGGTTCTTGAAGCAGTTGAAGAACCCGTAGCGGCTTGATTTAAAGTAACCGAAGTGGAACTATCTACTGAAACAATATAAGTAGCATCTGTTGTAGCACTCCTATCTGTTATGTTTGCCCCAGTTACTATCATTCCTTCAAACAAGTCGCTTGTTGAAGAAAAACCATTCAAAGTTGTATTACTATTAGTAGTGCAGGATAAAGAAACAGTGCTAGAAGTTCCCTTTGGAAAAGCAACAACTTGAATGTTACCCATTAAGCATCCACCTCTTCAAATCTTAAATATAGTAAAGTATTATCATATTGTGGGTTTAAATTATTGATATGGCTAAATCTGCTCTTAACTAAATTCATAATAGACATTTCATGTATCTCTCCCATATATTGTTTATTTGTTGTAGCACTATTGGCCCCAGTAGCCGCACTTCCATTAGCCCCAATAAAACAATCAGTCCTAGTAAATTCAAAATCATTTGTGCCACTATATCCATGAGTAGCACTTTGAATTAATTTTCTATTTAGATATATATCGATTGTTTTGTCTACTTGATTGTATGAACAAGCAACATGAATAGCATTATCAACATATGTAGGGTTCTTTTCCGATGGAATAAATAAATCAGTAGTTGTTGAAGTAATGCTAACAGAAGAAGAACCCGTTAGCGTAATGGTAGTAGTTCCACTACTATAAGTTCCTACTTCTACATAATTTGCCCCATCTTTAATATAAAATTTCTTTCCTCCATTTAGTGCTTTATATGTTCCCGTTGAAACGCCTGTAACACTCGTTCCGCTAACTCCTGTGCAAGTTCCTACTTTGAGAAAACCTACACGCCCTAAAGTATTGAAATTGGTCTGTGCTAAATTATTTCCACCAGTTACAATACTCCTATATTCATATGGTCTTTCAGTAGAAGGTAAAATCAAAGCATCTGTTGTAGTGGTTGTAGTAGTTCCTCCATGAACTATCGTTGCTTTTAATTTGTATTCAGCAGGTTGATTTTCATAATGTGGAGTATCATTAATTAATGAGAATTGGAAGTTAGTATTGTGAAACAATCTCATCTCATGAGTTAGCCTAGCAGTATTACTAATGTAATTATAACTTTGATATTCAACTTTTTCAGAAGCATCATCAGTAACACTTTTAGGATAGGCTGGCATTATTTTTCTACTTGGGTCTATACCAACATCTCCTGCCTCAGATAATTTAGGAGGAAACTCACTACCATCAGTTCTTAAATCTCCAACTGTTCCATATCCATTTATGTCATAAGGAGTTATAATTGATTCAAAAGTAAATGAACCTTTATGTCCCCAAAGACCATAAGGTAAGTCTGTTCCGGTTGCTCCATCCGCAGAAGTAGCACTTCCAGCAGCAGGAGAATCTACAATATTTGCTTGATAATCAATAAGTATGTGTCCATTACACATAACAGGAAAAATAATTCCTCTCTGTTTTCCAGTATATACTTGATACATTTCTTAACCTCAAGGAAAAACCGTAGCCGCTTCAAACTCTAAACTAAAGGAAATATCATGGGCCTCCGCTTCAAAATTACAAGTAAATGAACGAATATATCCTGTAACTCCTTTGCTAGTATCATTATCCGGATATGTAGATATTGGAGCAGGAACATTAATGTTATCCTTTGAATTTTTATCTCCTCTAGATGCAAAGTTATATGGAATATTTGTTCCTTCATCTCTAGAACTATTATCGTTAACTGCTTGTGTCCATGTTCCACCTGCGGCTTCACAATCTGTTTTATTTTTATTCGCACTTATATTGCACGTTCCTCTATAATTATAATCACTAGCAACAAAAGAAGGATATAAAACAATCAATTCAGAAATTGCTTGATTTATTGCTATGCCAGTAGAATCTACACTAGAGGAAATCATTTGCGCTATTTCATGTGCAGTAAATTTTCTTGTAGTAGACACACCATCAACCGTTTTTGTTAAAGTAGTGTCATTGATGAATCCATTAACACTAATATTCTTAGTAGCCATTCCAGCATCAATAGCCAAAGTGATTGATTCACCAGCAGGTATTCCACTGAGAGGAACAGGAAATGCAGGAACTACTTTGCTAACGGAAATACCAACTGTTGTAGCATTAAGAGGAATAACATTTGTAGATAAAGAATTGTTAGTATTAGAATTAAATTTTAAATAAACATAAGACACCATAATCACCTCAATAATCCAGATTGGAAACTTCTTGTAACATTCTTAGCAAAGTGCTTTCCTAACTCATCTGCTATTCTTCTCATTTCTGCATCAGAAGTATCTTTAGCATTTATTGTTACATTGAAATTATTTACTACTGATTGGCCTCCACCTAACATTTTTCTAGAATCAGCATTTGAATACACTCTAGAACCTGCTGGTAATTTAACTAATTCTGGCCCTCGTTCTCCAACAAGATTTATCCTACCATCGGTCATACCACCATTTGCTTTACCTCCACCAAACCATTTTTTAGGGTTTAATGTTTTTCCAAGTCCGGAAAGTGATTCCATGATAATTTGTTTTATGTCGGGAATAGCATTTTTTATAGCGGCGGCTATAACCACTCCCATCATTACAGGAAGTAAATATATTCCAGCAATATGAGCCGCAGAAACTAAAAGCAATTTAATAAATAGAAGTCCTAAATAAAATGCCAAAGCCATTGTTATCACTTTAAACAATTTAGCCCTTAATTCGGGGTCTTCTTTTAATCTATTAAAGAAGGCAATTATACCTTTTATTGCACTTGCACCTGCTACAACGGCCATATTGAATAAATTTTTAAGAACATCAAAAGCAATATCTTTTAATTTATATCCTGCTGAAATTAAAAATTCTAATCCGGCATCATAATCTCCAGACAAAAATGACCCTACTGCTCCCCAAAGAAGTTTTGCAAAACTCGCTACCATTTTTCCTATTCTTTTAAATTCATCAATAAAACCTAATTCTTTGTATTTATCATATAATTTTTTGAATAGTGGTATTGCTGCTGATATCGCCATAAAACCCAGTATTCCCATTATCAAAAATTTAGCAACGTGAGTTATTAAGCCCGAAACTCTATCTACGAAATCAGAAAACCCAAGAAAAAACTTGGTGCTAATTTTGCTAAAAGGTAAAAACACAGAAGCAGCAGTTCCCAATATTTTTATTGGAGCAAACAAAAGTTTGGCGGGGGCTTGTATTCCCTTACCAAATCTCCTAAGTTCTTTATTAAAACCTCTATTAAGTTGTGTTGAAATCACCTTTTGTCTATCTCCCATTGTTCCCTTTTCTCCAAGAGCGAAACTCGTTGCTAATTTTTGGTTCATACCTCTTTGGATTTTGTCGGCCCTTCCCATCTTTTGAGCCAAGGCTCCGTATGCAATAGCATACGATTCTGTGTCTTCTTTACCTAACGCCTGTGCTTGAGCAAACTCAATTGTAGACTCTAGTGCTTCTTTTTGTGAGTCGGATAGGGCAGTTACTCCACCATCTTGTTCACTCATAACTGCCTGTAAAGCAATCATCTCTGTTCTTAATTTTGAATAACTGTTAATATTGGCTAAAGTCGCTTGTAATTCATCATTGTATGCCTTAGTGTTCTCTTGAGAACGTCTTTCAAAACCAGCAAAAACTTCAATGATTCCTCTAAATTTGTTTTGTAGACTCCATAAAGGAGTTCCAGAAACTAATCTACTAAATGTAGTCCATGCTTTTCCAGAATTCCTTGCGCTATCAGACATCTTGATTAGTCTTTTTGTAAAGCCAGTAAATTCGATGGAAGCATATCCAGTGCTTTGACCTAACTGCTTAAGATTACTGTCTAAATTTTGTATTTCTTCTCCGGCCACCCTACTTCCCTTCCGCTTTACGTTTTGCTTTGTCAAATTCCTCTGATTTAATTTTTTCTACATTAAAGTGTATGGAAAGTAAATCTTTAACCATACTAACTGGCATTTTATAAACTTCTAATGGGCTTATTCCTAAAGCCTTAGAAAGAGTATATACTAAAATAAGAGAGCCTATTTCGGGGTTTGGTTCTTTTCTACCCCTCAAGGCATCTCTTATCATTCGTTTTTTCCTTCATCCTCCTGCATCATTGTCATAGGATTAGGTAATAATTCTTTAATTTGATTCCCAACATAAGGACTTATTCTTAAAATATCAATTGTAGATAATTGTGGTTCAGTTTTTTCAACGAAGTTTTCCACCATGTATCTATACATGGCTTGTAGGTCTATTTCAAAACTTTGAGTTTTTTGATTAACTTTCATAACTGAATTGAGAGCCTTTTCAGCCTCAAGCCATGTAGGTTCTTTAACCCAGATTTTGAAATATTCATCTTTATCAGGAGACACTTTGACAAAATGTTCCTTCGCTTCTTTCATTGCAAATAGCAATTCTTTATTACTTATTATTTTCTTTTCCATAATTATCCACCTTCAAAACCAACAAACAAACAAACGGTGTTGGTGGAATTTAATTACTCAGACTTTGGAGTTTCTTTTTTAGCCTCCGTAGTCTGTTTTTTAGGCTTCGATTTAGCCTTTTTCTTAGGCATTTGTCGAATCAAATCTCTATATGCTTGTCCTTTTCCCAAGTAATCACCCCATTAAAGCAGCATGAGTAATAATAGTGCATCCATCTGTTTTTAATCCTCTAGGCATAATAGTTGCTTCAACTGTAACTGGCCCTTTATCTTCTGGAATAGTAAAATTAGCCGCACTCATAAAAGCATTCTCAAACACTAATTTTATTTGTTCACCGTTGCTTTTATCAAACTGGAATGTAATATCATTTGTTATATCTTCTCCCTGTGCTAGTAATTCTCTAAATAATTTATCGTCTGTAACTAACGCAGTAAAAGACAATTCATATTGTCTTTGTGCAGGTATGCCTTGCTTAACTGTTTTATTACCTATGCCAATAAATCTTTTATCCTGTAAATTGTTATTGATGGTTAAAGTAAAATTAGTTATTTTCAAAAACGTATGGTCAAATGCACTAAATGTTCCATCACTGAAAAAGAAAGGCTCTAAATGTCCACTTTGCGCTCCTTTCCTATTAGAAAAGTTTTCAATATCAGAAACATTGTTTCTAGCATACATTTCTTCATCAACATCTAAAGCGTTAACTGCACTTGTGTTTAAATCCATAGTCATTTTAACTTCTTCGTTTTCATTAGCGGTAATAGTAAGAGTATTGATTCTATTTCCTCTAGCAACACGAACAAAAGTATGACTTTCAGTTGCAGCAGAATCAATGTCTGTCAAAAATGTATTTGCGCCGCTTTCTAACTTAGATATAGATTGTTCTAAAGCAAACGAAGGGAGTTTTGAAGAATCTTGTTCATTAATTGTATAAGTGATAAAGTTAGTAGCAAAATTACCTGCTGATAAAGCAGCCATAGACACTAATTGTCCTACTGTTATATCTGTCGGCATTAATGGAGGAGTGATGCTAGTTCCTATGGTTCTATAAAATATAGGGCCATCTTCAATATGTGCGGTATCATCATGTAAGAAAGTGTTTGAATCTGCACCATTTACAGTATATGGTGCAGCAAAACTACCTGATGTAGCGGCTGACCTAATTCCAGAAGGAATAGTAGTTGCGGTGCATTTTCCAAGAGCATAATATAGCCAATGGCCTTGATTTGCCACCAAGTTAATATTTCCACCACTAGCAGTTTCAATACCTTTATATTGATGAGTAAAGTTTCTTGTCCCTCCTAAAGATAAATTTAATTGTTTCATTTCAACTTCAAGATTAGGAAAAGTAGCAGATTCAACAAGACCAATGAAGTTATCAGCATTTAAAGTTGATTTGGAAGATTGTGCCGGTGCAGGGCAAGGTGCAGCATATCCCCTAATAACATAATAATCATCAGCCGCAGTTGATTCAGCCGTAGGTGTAAAATCTATTGTTGCTGCGGCAGTTGAACTGCCCGAATTACCAGTAATAGTGTGAGTTGATTGTAATACATCAGAAGCATTAAATCTATCAATTGTGCATCCAACATACAAGTCTTTTATCAAACGAAAATGTGCTTGCTGTGAGTGAAATACCAATTGTGTTTGGTCGCCCGTTGTTGTTGTCTTTTTAATATAATAATCTACTTCTGGAACAAATGCTAAAGTCGCTCCGCTTGCTAAAAATATTTCTTCATTTACTGCCATGTTTTCATCTCCCTTTTCCTTACAAACTTACTAGGGAATAGTTACTGCGAATCGTTTTGCCTCCACATTTAATTTATATCCGAATAGTCTTTTTGACCTGTCATTGCTTTCACTTCTCGAACCTAAAAAGAGTTGATTAAACTTAGAACCATCGCTTGCCGTGTAACCTCTCCGACTCGTTTCAATTGCGTGACGCAATATCAAGTATAAAGCCCTTAGCCTGTCTTTACCAAAATTAGCATCGGTTCCTGCTCTTTCATCATGAATAGTTCTTATGTGCATAGTAAAAGAATAAGTTTCGTTTCTGACATCATAATGTATTGTATTGTATTCAATATTATTATTATCTTCAAAGAAAACAATAACATCTTTTGCAGTTAAATCGTATCTAACTCCTCTATTCTTTTCTAAGGTTCTTACATCTACAAAGTTAGGAGTTCCAATATGGTCTGATGTAATTGTTCCGTTTCCTCCTCCCGAAAGTGGCCCTAATGCCGTAGCAGAAGAAGACCAATTACTACTCACTAAATCAATCAATAAAGAGACTTCATCCATATTATAATCTCCTACTGAACTCCTCTGATATTTGTTTAGAAAGATTTTTTACAAAATTTTCTTCTGCATTTTTTAGCATTTCTTCATTGCTGAAACTAATATCAAATCCTAGAATCTCAGAAAGTTCAACCATTGCTTTCTGTTTTTCTTTTTCAATATCTAAGAATTTTTGAAATCTTTTCATTGAAACTTTCATATAGACACCAATCAATTAAATCTTGCCAGCCTGTCTTCTACTAGGTTAAGCCTTTCTTGAACTGCTTTGACTCTATCTTGTTCCCCTATTGCTTTTGCACTTTGTAGTAAAGATTCCAATCGACTTTTAACCTTAGATAATTTAGATTTTTCTTCCTGAGTTTCTTCTTTAGTAGGGCCTAATTCTTGAGTACCTTTAGGAGCAGGTGCGGCGGCAGGTTTAGGAACAGGAGTTGTTTGGTTTGGCTTAGGCACAGGAGTCGTTTGATTCGGGGAAGTTCTTCTCATTACTCTATCAAACCATGATGGTGTCTGTGCCATTTGATTTTTTTGATTTATTTGTTCAATTCGTTGCTCCATTGGAATTTGCCCACTTTGCGCTGGCAATTTTTGACGTGTTTGCGTAGTTGATGGTTGAGGTTTAGGAGGTAAAGCAACACTTGTTTGTTCTTGAGGTTGACTTGCTGCCGTTAATCTATTAATGTCAATAGCCCCTCTTCCACCACCTTGACTGAAGCCTCCTTTTTTCCTTGCTTCTAATTGTCTAAGTGTCTCTTTAGCAGCATTTTTAACTTGCTCATTATTTTTAAAATTAGGATTATTTAGCATAGCCTTAGTTTGTTGTATGCTTTGATTTATTTGTTTAATTCTATTAATTTCATCTTGAATATTTTTCTTATTGGCCCTTCCCTTTATGTTTTCCCAACTACCGCCTAAACTTTGTAGTTCTTGAATCAACGCTTGATTTTCTTTAACATTTTTAAGAATCCAAAACCAATCCATATTATCACTCCAATAAATAAACAAGGTCGCCTTTGCCTTTTAGAATCTCCATTGCTTCATTTCTAAGAATGTCATATTTTTCCTTAGTGCTAATATTAGCATTAGTTTCGCCTATTAAAATTGTTTGGTCATCATGTCTTAATATTTCTGCTGCAACTAACATTGTTGTTGCTTTATGAATAGCAGCAGGAACTCTACCATCTCCTGCAATGTATGTAATAATGATTGAATTTTGTGTATGATATGGATAATCTCTCAAAAAGAATATTCTTCCTTCATCTCCTATCTTCCAAAAACTTCCTAATCTTTTCATATCTACTTTATCTGTAAAGGCCACAGAACTCGAATTAGAATTTTGTCCCGCCTTATCTGCTAATGTAATTGTGCATTCAGAACCATCTTCGCCAGCCAATAAACTTGAAATATTTATTTTATATCCATCATCAGGGTCAATAGAAGCATAAAAGAAATCACTACTGCTTAAACTATTAGGTGAAGAGGTCGATTCTTTTTCTCGATTAGCCCCAGTAAATTGAGCAGTTTTGGAAGGGAACTCTTCATTAATTAAATGACATATTTCTCTAGCCATTGTTTTTGCACCAAATCTAGTATCAAAAGTATTGTGTGCAGATAGGGCTCCTTCTGCATGGTGAAATATGGTAAAAGTATCGCCGCTATTTGGTAGTTGTAAAGATATGCTTCTTAGATTATGATAGTCATCAGGATTTAAAGTAATGCTCGCTTGAGCAGATGCTAATTCTTCGTAACTGTTTCCTTGCCAAACTTTTAGAGATACTATCTTTTTTACTTTCATGGTAGTTAATTGAATAAAACCAACATAGCCACCGTAATAAGATTGCATTGGATGCCTAACAAATTCAAAGTTATGATATTCATCCTTGTAAATAATTGGTCTATAAGAACGCTTTACTTTGTCATCTACTAATCCTTCTATGTTTTTGATTATTGAACCTACTTGGGACTGACTGGGAAATGTAGAGGAAGAAAATGCAGGAACTTGAAGTAAATCAGAAACGGCTCCTTTGTCTGTGTAAAATCCTTTACCTGTTGAATAATCAACATCTATTGACGTATAATCACTTGGGGATGATGCGACTGGCATAATAACTACTCCTAAATTGAATCCTCTAAGTTCTCTACTTTAATTTTTATCTTTTGTAAAAACCTGTCTAAATTTCTTTGTGTTAATTTGTCTATTTTAGTTTCCTTAGAAATAAACTTTTTAGGAAATGGTTTAAATCCGCTTGAATCATCGTCGCCTCCACCTTTTCCTTTAGGAACTCTTCTATATCCAATGTCTGCAAATCTTGTATATTGGCTTCCTCCAAGAAATGAATAGGTTGTTTTTTCTTTAAAATCACTATCAGTTATAGTCTCTTTGGGTTCACCATTATCCTCCTCGTCATTGATTGTCAAATTGATTGTTTGTTTGATTATTAATTTTATTTTGTATTTTCCAGATAAATCAGTCAATAAACTTGAAAATTCTTTTTCTATGTCGTCTTTTTCAATATAGAAATTTTTAGCAACTTGGTCATCATATACGCTTTCTGCGGCTGATGTTCTGAGTTTGACCTTGCCCTCTTTTTCTGCTTTCTTTCTCTTATTTCCAATTTGGTCAATAATAAGTTTCTTCAAATCAGAAACAATATCTAATATTACTTCAAGTCCATCTTGACTAGGATTTTCTTTGAATATTTTATAGTATTCCATTAAATATTCTTTATTCATTTCTTTTCTCTGTGACATATCAAAAACTACATTTAATTCATTTGTATCTTGAATTGTTTTCATTAATTCATCTACCTCATCCATATCAAAAACTAGGGGACTTTCCAAATTAAGTTTATTTTCTAATATTTTATTTTTTCTTTTATTTTCTTTTATTTCTTCATCTATTTTATTGTCAAGAGATTTAATGAAAGCATCAATCCTTTGGCTTCGTTCTTCTTTCTTTCCAGAAGTTAAATATCTAATTAATTCACCTGAAGTTTTTACTTTCTTAATAGAATCTAACTTTAATTTCATGGGTTTGTATTCTTCTAAAATTAAATTAACTTTCTCTGCAATTTCTTTTCTCTTCTTTGTTAATTTTTGGATTTCTTTAGTTATTTCTTTGGCTTTTTCTGGCCTTTTATCTTTTATTTTTTCTCTATCCGCTTCTTTATCAGATATTTTTGATTCTATTTTCTTTAAAGCCTCTCTTGTTTTCAGCAAATTCTCTTTTGCTTTTTCTTGGTTTTTAGTGTCTATACTACTACCAAGTTCCATATCTATTAATACATTTTCTATTTCAGTATTTTCTCTAACAAATGGAAGTAAATCTGATTCTAAATCATTAAATACTTCAGTTTCAACTAATTTATTTTTTTCGGTTTTTACCATATCTTCCTCTTTTAATATCGAAGAAAACTCATCAACAATATCAGCAAGTTTATCTAAATCAAAAACAACCTTAAGTTCTGCGTTTCTATCTTTTATTTGCTCAAAAAGCGTTTCGTAATATTTTTTTGATGATTTAACACTAAAAGCATATTTTCTAAAAAGACGAATTGTTTCTTTAGGAATACGACTACCACTATAATCTTCATGTTTTAGATAATCAATTATTTCAGAAATTAAATCATCTATTCCAACACCATAATCAATTTTTTCAAATGATTCTATTTTTGCAATTATATTTTTAAGTTTATCAACATTCACATTTGCTCTTGTGTATTCTTCTAACATTGCTGGTGAAACAGAAGAACTACCTTTACTTTTTAGATTTTCAGAATATTGTCCCTTTTCTCCCGACGAAAGAGATGTTACCTTCAAAAATTTATATCCCAATTTTTTTAATTTGTTTTCTTTGGCATTACTTTTGATTTCATCAATGGTAATAGTTTTTATTGTATCTATTTCCATACGTCTTATTGAATTTAATAATTTTTCTTTTTCTTTTCTTTCTTTTTTGGTCTTTTCTGGCATCTCAAGAAATTGTTCTTTACGCCTTTCATATTTTTTAAGTTTAGAGTCATCAATTTTTTCTTTGTAAATATTTTTAAAATGTGAAGCATATTCATTACCCGAAAGCCCTTCAATTTCTCCTCTTCTAAGTTCTGCTTTTGGTTTTCCTTCTTTATCGGGACTATATTCAGCAGTATCAAACAATTCATCAACATCATAATCTAACATATCTTTTACTTTCAACTGTAAAGTATATTCTTTTAGTTTGTCCGGTAAATTGAAATCTATTCCTCTGTTTTTCTGAACATCGGAGATAGTCATATTCTTAATAGATTTCATTGCTAACTTAGCAGCATTCTGTATGTTATCTTTAAATTCTGGATTTGCTTGCTCTGCCTTCTCTAAAATAAAGGGCAAATCTTTAATTTTAGGATGTTGTGTTGTATTATACTTATCAAATATATAGTATAAAAATTCAGAAATTAATTCTTTCTTTAAGTCTACAACTCTTATTTTTCTGTAAGTTCCGGCTTCCCCTACATCTTTTAATCTAGGCCACTTAATTTCTTGAGCCGCCTTAGATATGCCGAGGGTCATTTATCCCAACTCACATTAACCATTTTGCCCATGCTGCTCCTTTTTGAAGTGCGGAACCAATACCTAGTCCTGCATTTGGAGGTTCATATGTCATCTGTCCATTTTGAGGATTAATCCAATATGGCCTTCCATAATTGTCAGTTCCAGCAGGAGGAACTGGATATCCAGTATTGTTAGGTTGTTGCATTCCCATCATTCCTTGTTGACCCATTCCTTGTTGACCCATTGGCATTCCTCCCATTTGCTGACCTCCATTGTTGAATCCTTGAGATTCTAGATATTGTTGTTTAGCCATTTTTCTTTGATTGATTACTTCTGTATTGATAGCACTTTGTAGAATCTTTTGAATATCTAAATCAATATTTTCTTGAGTTATCTTTTCAAATTCTCTCATAGCATCATTATGAATTCTTAACATTCCAGTAGTAGAATCAGTAGTAAATTGTAGTTTAGCCAACATTTTACTAACTACTCTTTCAACGACATCTTCCATAAGTTTTTCAAAGGTAGATAAAAACACTTCACCATGATATTGAAAAAATTCCTCAACGTGGTTATCTTGTAAAGACAATAAATTATTTACTGTTTTAAATTGTGCATCGTTCTGTGTCTGAACTGCATTCAAAACAGTCCCATTTGAAGTTCCAAAAATACCCATTATTCCTCACCATCTCCTAACAAAAAGTTAATTCTTTTAAAATTATTTTCTATTTCTAACATAAGCCTTTGAGTTTCTTCTTTTCTACTTTCTTCATCGTTTAAAGTAGGCAATTGTATGACCCATCCGGCTCCCGTTAAAGATGCTACATCGTCTTGACTTAAATTAGTTAGCGGTGTTCTTCTCATTATTTGAGGTATTTTAGGTTTAGGAATAAAGGCCTTAAAATCCAACCCATGTTCCTCTGCAAGAATTTGTTGTTGTAGCATTTCCATTTGTTTATGTATAGCAGCATGTCTTTGACAATACGTTCCTCTCATCGGTCTTCCTTTCTCTACTCTATCTAATGGTATTGGAGGTCTAAGATAATCACTAGGTTCCCAAGTTTGAAAAGAACCACAAACTACACACCTATCTTTGTAGTTAAATTTGAATCCATAATTCACAATAAATTTTTTCTTTTCCGGTAGGAGAATTTTTGAAATCTCTTTAAGTTTCTTCTTTGGTTTAATTGAATCGAACTTATATTCTTCTATTGGCCCTGCTGCCCTAAACTGTTCTAGTTTAGGCAAAAAGGCATTTCTTTGTTGCTGCGTATTTATTAAATTAGGCTGCTGATACATCTTTCATCACTTCCAATATCTTCTTTCACTACGAATATTTTTTTTAGCAAGTTGTCTATCATTATATTTATCAAAAAGGGCACTATTATAATTCTTACTTAAATAAAACCTTAATTCATTTCTTGTTGGCACAAGGGCTTTGCGCTGCGCTGCTGAACCGCCAGCCTTTCGTTTATTTTCTATTTCATCATACATTTTATCTAATATTTCGGTTAATGCTCTTGGTTCAGAATCTATAACTTTCTCTATTAATTGTATGGAATGTTTTGATGTGCTACCTCTTTTTAAAATTTCTTCCCACATAATAATCAATAATCCTTTATCATAGTAGTTATTCCTCTATATACCATATCGGGTTCTGACTTTGCTGAAACAATAAACTTGTGAGTTGCTATCCCTTTATCATTTAATTTTTTCATTCCATAACTAAAAGGCTCAAATATTTCATGTTTAGTCATTGGTTTTTCTTTATCTAGTTTGTATTTGTCTCCCCAAATATCATGTTTATTCGCCCAAATAGATACTGCTAAAGGATAATCTTTTTCTTTTTTTCTTTTTCCGGAAGGCCAATAATCATTAATTACGATATCTACTAAAAACTTCCATGCTACTTGGTGGTCTAGGTTAGCGTTACTATCTAAATGTCTATGGTCAATCATGAATATAACATACTTAGGTTTTCTAATTTGCATATCTTTTACCCATTCTTTCCAATAAATTGCTTCTCCTCCTATATCGGAACTCCTAATGGTGTGGGCATCACCATCCAATTTAATTGTTTTTCTTGTAGCCCTGTGCAATCCAACAGTTCTTTCGTTTATAGTTTGAACTTCTCCCCTAGTTCTTAACTGATGACTAAGAGTTGTTTTACCAACCATAGTTGCACCATAAACTCCAAAATTAATCGCATGTATTCTTTTGAAAAATGATATTGCTGCTTCTGTTACTACTACGGCAAAGCCAGCAAGCATCGACATTGTAACACCTAATGATTCCACCAGTCAATAACTGCCTCTGTGATGGAACCCATTATGTCTATACCTAAAGCACCCATGATATTTCCAATTAGAAAAAATGACAGAGTAAAGGTAATTCCCCAAAACCAAGCCCTAACTTTCCAAAAAAACAAATCGGCAGAATGCGCCCTACTTTGATTGTATAAGTAGTCTGATTCGCTAAATCCCATTATGTCGGAAAGAACCATCGACTACACCTATGGTTGAATCGTAGATAAGAATTCGTTGCTAATTACGTTGTCTTCATAAGTAGCGGATATAGGGGATTGGTTGGGTAAAGCATATTGATTGTAGTTTTTGACAGTCTCCATAAGTTTCTGTCTTTGTTGTTCCTCTCTTTGCTTTCTATCCCAATAGGCTTGTATTCTTCTATCCAAAAGATAGAGTTCAATTTTATCATTAGCCCATAAGTCAAACATGGCCTTGATGCACATAATAGCACCTACGGTAATCAAACCAAACACAAAGGCGTGAGTCAGTGCATCATACGGAAACAAATTTCCATATTTGGAATAAAAGAATACGTTTGCCCCACTTACTGTTCCTACAAATAAAATAGTCATTACTAATCTAGTATCGTGATTTAATGCTGCCATAATAACACCTCAATTGAACTCAATAGAAACGTTAGCCGTAGAACTTCCTGCTTCCGCTACTTCCAAAAATATTCCATTCCTACATAGAACACCATGCATATCATATTCTAAGTTGTAATGACCATTAGTTGCTTGATGTATTCTAGCAAGTTCTGTTCCAGTATTATCAGTTCCATTGAAAACCTTAACTGTTACTGCATCTCCTCCAGAGATTGAAATTGCAGCGTGTATGCTAACCAACTTTGCTTGTTCACTATTTACAATTGCACTTGCGCCTAAGACACCACTACTTCTGCATCCACCTATACCTGCCATATGCTCACCTATTCGTTGGACTAAAGGCCAACCTATTTAATGTGCCGGTAATTTAAGCCGAAGACTTTGAATTTTTCTTTGCCTTTGGTTTAGTTTTTGGCTTAGGTTTTGCTTTAGGTTTTGGTAGTAAAGCGTCACAAAGAGATTGATGACTTAATGTTTCAATTCCTGCTTCTTTACAACCTGCTTCCATAAGCCTGTTTGTTAGTGCCATAAGTTCTTCCCTATCTGATTCTTCAAAAGTAAAGAAAAGATTACTATCGGAAAGCCTCACGATTGCCCATCTTACTGAGCAACCGTGAGACTCTTCTTTAGATATCTCTATTTTCGGAGTTATTTTGAAATAGGGCATAGTGGCTTCATCGCTTAATTTAACTGAAACCAATCAAATCCCTCAAGCAATTTGTCCGTATGCTCTAACTCTAATCATTCCTACGTCATTATCTCCGGATGCTTGACCGTTAGTTCCGTCAAGGTCGGTTACAAAAATTTGGAATGATGAACTCGAAGCATAATCTCCAGATGAATCAATTTCAATTACTGCTGCTTTTGAAACTCCGTTTTCTACACCTGTAATCATAACTGCGGTAACTGTTGCTAATGAAAGTTCAGAAGCAAGAACTACTTCCCCGTTAGTCGTATATGCTTGAACATTGATTTGTGCATCAACAACATATTCATCTCCATGTACCCTTGGTCTACTGAAACCTTTATGGTCAGCAATTAGCGTTGTAGTGTGACCCATTCAAATCACCTTACTGGCCGATTGCTTGGAAGTAGACTACATCACCGCTAACACAATGGATAGCAACATCTCCACTTGCTAGTGGTAAATCAGCGTTAACTACTGCTGCTTTATCTTCTTCTGCTGAACCCTTGTGGGTAAATACTAGACTTTCTACTGATGATAGTCCGGTTTCAATATTTCCATCGGTTGAATCGGATGTAGTTTGTCCACATACCAATTTTCTGTTTCCTTCTAAATTCATTTCCAAATGTATTACTGTACTAAATGCCATAATTTATCCTCTCCTTTTTTCCTCACTGTATGTTTGTTATTTTTCCTTGACCCTTAAAGAAGGAACAACCTACTTCTCCGATTGTTCGGTACAGGGCTCTGTTTCCTAGAGTTCCCACACCGAATGGGTTTCCATTAGCAATACCATCTTCGAAGTATTGTGTTGGTTTCATGACAGAGAGCCATAGGTGGTCTGTGTCAAGGAATAGCAAATCGCTTAGTTTAGATGAAGCATTTCCTGTTTGAGCCATGTCCTTTACTGGAATTAGTGGGATATCGTAGTATGTTGCCACACGGAAACCTACTTCTTGTCCTTTAACTCCACGAACACCGTTAACTGTTGGAACAATTTCTTTTCTATCCATGAATCGCTCTTGGCTTTGTAGCAAATCAGCGATTGCTTGGATTGTATCATATCCAGTTAGGATAACTTTTGGTGAACCACCAGCAAGTCGCAAGTTTCGAACCATGTCATTAAGACGGGTTAAAGTCAAACTGCGAACATTTCCTGCGGTATAATCAGTTCCGAAATCAACTTCTGCATCCAAGAAAGAAGCAGCAGAAAATCTTTCACTTCCGTAAATCTTTCCTAGTGCATTAGAAGCAGAAGCAGTATCAGTAGCAATAACGCCACCATCAATTAGCAAAAGTTCTGCTCTTGAAGTAACTACTTTGTTCAATGATGTCAAGTTGTTAGCAATATTTGGCATTGCGGATGATTCTCCATAATGCTCTAGTGGCATAACCAACATTTTGTTTTGAACTTCTGCGTGATGCTTACCCATATCTTCTCTCATTTGCGCTCTGATGTCGCCAATTCCGTCGTCAATTTGTGCCATTTCCATAGCAAGTTCTGAGAAGTCAAATTGGTGAGCAACTACTTTTGGACTCATGTTCAATTGAGCATAAGTTGGAGCAATTGGCCCTAGACCATCTTGTGCAGTTGAAAGACCAGCGTTTTCTGGAACACCACCAATCATATCTGCTCTTGGACTGTCTGAACCTAATTCTGCTAAGTTCTCTGTTCCGCTTGCATCAACAGTGAATGTGTTTCCGCTTCCACCAGCAGGACGGCTTTTCAAAACTCTCCAACCACTAGAAGTATATGGCCTCTTTGAAATCATAGACAAAGCGTTAACTTCTCTGTTCAACATAGACCAAACTTTTTGTCCATATACAACATTGTAAAGTGCGCTAACGTCAGATACTCCGCTACCGGAAAAGTTCGGGCCACCATCATGACCAGTGTGAACTCCTCCAACCATTCCGGCTTGCTTCAACAAAGCATTACCGGCTGGCAAGTTCATTCCGTAAGTTTGTGCTTCCAAATCTGCTATTGTGTTAATATATCCACTCATTTTAAATTCCTCCTACCATTTTGTGAATGTCTGACCAATCCATTTCAGCCATCTCATCCATACTTGGGAGTTTGATTGCGGATTCCTCTTGTGCCTTTAGGATTGTTTCCTTTTCAGCAGTTAGGGATTTTCGCAATTGTGTAAATTCTTCCTTAAGGGAATGAATTTCTGCTTGTGCATCATAGTTTTGCTTTGCGAGAACATTTTCTCGGTTTGTGATTTCTGTTTCAAATCTAGCCTCAAAGGACTTCTTTAGATTATCATAAGCCAATTTTTCAAGTTGTTCTTGACGGAATGCTTCGTATGCTTTCTCGATGTTTGAATTTGACAAATCAAGAGTATCGAACTCTCCATTTTCAAAAGCCTTTACGACTGGCATATCTGATGCTTTTGGCTTGCCGCCTTCAATAATGATTCGGTCTGCTGGCTCTCCAATTTGATTTCCAGCACCATCGACTGTTGGAACGTAGGCTTTGTTTTCATCATCCATGTATTCGCCCATGTTTTCTTCTTCATCATCGGCCATTTCCATTTCATCTTTCTTTTCATACATGCCTTTTTCTTTATCCATGTCCATCATTTCTTCGGTGTCCGGCTTTGCAGCCATCTCTTCGTCTTCCTTGAGCATATCAACCTCTTTCAATAGGGTGTTCAATTCCTCAAGTGCTTTTTCTAGTTTATCACTCATTTTTATTTCTCCTTTTTCTTGTTTTAAAATATCAAACTTCGCTTCGGGGTTAATTCCTTTTTCACATATTGTAACTTCATGTAGTTCTAGTTTGCTGATTTCGTTATAGTCCCCTACTTCTTCGTTGCTTTTCTTTACTTTTTGTAGTGCTTGTCCACCTATACTAAAAGACCTCAAACTCCCTTTGCGAATTCCTCTTCCCACTTCTTTTGCTTTTTCGATGTCATCCCTTAACTTAATTACTACAAAAAATCCCACATCGTCTACTTCTGATTTCCATAGTTTTCCTGTTTTGTCTCGGTATGAATCTATTACTTCTCCCACTTGAACATTTGAATGGTTTGTCATTACATTCCTAAATTTTGGCTCATTCATGAATTTATTTACTGCTTCTTTCAATGCTTTTAGTGTAATCAAATCATTTTGCTTGTCAACGATTTCGATACTAGCATAACCCCCAATCATCAGTTCGTCACTTTTGAGGATTGTAAAATCATCATGTCTTATAGCCATTACCTCATTCGGCATTTCTTTCATCCCAGAGTTTTTAACTCTTCATATATAAAAGAAGCGGAATATTAAGGTTAATCTATTGATTTTAACTTACTAAACTTATCTTCAGTAATATCCCAAAGACCTTCATCTTCTTCTTTGTCAGCAGGTTTTTGTTTATATCCAGTCCATGCTAACCATGTTCTTTCATCTTTTACTGGAAGAACTCTAAAATGCATCTTTGTTTCGAATTTATTTCCTTTCAAAAAGTATTCATGATATCCTTGTTTTTGAACACCAAGTTCAATATCTCCTTCATCGATTACTCTTTTTCTATCAATATTTGTAGCGACTTCTGCTGGATATTTTCCTGCTTTACCAAATAAATCAAAAATATCATCATCTTTTTCTAATTTAATTAGCCAACTAAGAGTTTCATCTCCTAACTTAATTAAGAAATTAATATTTTCATCATCTCTAAGATACACCTTAAATCTACCACTTCTGTATTTTTTAGGAGTTTTGTATTTAATTATATTATCTCTATCCATTAGAATTTTATCATCATCGGCCATTAACTTCTTTTCTTTGACATCATAAGATATTCCATCTCTTTGCCTCATCCAATCCTTAAGTTCACCAAGTTTGCTTTCCAGAATATCTTCATACAAGTCTTTATGCTTTTCAATTAGATGCTTATGTAGTTCTTTTATTGTCTGAGGGCCACTTTCTTTAAGGTAATTAAAAGCAGCAACAGTTAGCCTTGATTGTTTTGTTTTCATTATTTCTTCTGCCTCTTGCTTCCACATCTCTAAATCAGCCGCTGCATTTTTAGACATTAGATTATCTTCTTCAAAAGCATAAAATGTAAATCCATCCATGCTACTTTTTAGGATAAAGGATGCTTCTCCGTGTATATGGTCTGTAATAGATATGCCTTTTTCTAAATTCTCAACCTTGTAGTTCATTCTTTCCTTTGTTTTTTTAGAGAGGATTTCTAAAGTAACAATCTTATCCGGATTCTTTGTCTCTGGCATTTCTATAATTTCAGTGGCAGTAACAGTAAATTTACCATTCTTTTCCTTTACTGAACTTACTTCTACTCTTACAATATCTCCAATAGATGCATTCATATTGTTTTTAACAGAACCTACTTCCATGTATTTTTCATCTTGGAACTCTACAAAACCATCCCCTTCATATGGCCCTGCTCCTAGAATGTATTTTTTCGATTTCTTATCTAAAACAATAAGGTCTAAATCAATTATCTTTTTCCACTTAATCCATTTTGGATTTTTCTTTGAAGTTCTAAAATAAGTAGATTCAGCATCTTTGATTACTACTCCTTCGGAAGTTTCCATATCCATAATTGTTTTAGAATACTCATCAATGTCTTTCATCGAATCAGCATTTCTTGTATCTTTCTTAGAGGGAAAAGATAGTTTATCAGAAGAATGAATCGAATAGTTATTGAATATGATTGATATTCTATCTTTCATTGGTTCCTCAGTTAACATCTTTTCATTGTGCCTTAGAATATCAAACATATGTGCCTTTAGTTCTAAACCTTCTTTTTTATTTTTTAGATAATCAATTGTTGCTGCCCTACCCATAGGCTCATCTTTTTCAGAAAAGACAATCAAAGAACCATCAATAATACAATCACCAAAATGTTTCTTCTTTATTTCAGAAACCTGTTCTGGACATTTCTTAGTGATATCATTTCCTTCAAAATCAAAGATATTTACTTTATTATCTATTTTGTGAAGTTGTATTCTTAATCCATCATATTTCTCTTGAATAATATATTCTCCACTAAAACCTTTTAATTCTTCTAAGTCTTCAATATCAAATATTCTATACATTGGCTTATTTGGAATTATAAATTCTGTATCTGATTTTTTCTCAGACTTTTTCATTTCTATGTCTTTTAATTCCTTCCAATCTTTTTCTTTGTTTTTTGACATGAAAAGTAGTTCCAATATTGACATTGCTGCCTTAACTTTTCTTTCTACCATTTTGGAGTCTTTTCCGTCCCCATAATGCTCAATAATATAGAGTGGAATATCCTTAACTTCTAGGTCTAGCCCAACAAGACCATCAGTAATATCATCACCCTTCATGCCTTTGATACTATATATGTCATCTGGTAGTGCTTTTTTGTCAGACCTAATTGCATAGTGAAGAAACTTAACCATGTTTTCGGGAGACTCAATTAGATTTTCTAAGACCTCTCCCTTGAACCTTTTAGCAAAAGGGTCTTCTACTTCATCAGAAGCATAGCGCATTAGTTTGATGGCTTGGTAAATTTGTTCAGCGTTTTTACTTTGAGGATTTTTTGTGTCGTTGTTTTCTAAAATATCTTCTTCAACATATGACCTAATTTCTTTTCCTAAATTATTTTGTAGTTCTCTTTTGTCTTTTATTTCTTCTATGGCCTTTTCCCATTTAGATGAATATTCTCTAGGGTCTGCATTAGCAGATAAAAAAGCCACTCTTGTTTTTTCAAACAATCGAAGAATATCTTCTGAAAAAGTTTCTCCCTTTTGTATTAGAATGGACATCTTTAATCATCTTTTATATCTCTACTAGCGTCGTATCTTGCTCCTGCTACGGATAAAAATTCAGAATCCCTTCTACGCTCATCCTTAAGACCATATTTATGCATTTCCAAAAGCACTTCATCTGCTTTATCCAACTGTTCATTCAATTCCTCTTTTAGTCTAGAATCTTCCATATCTCTGACAATCCTATTCATCTGCTGCAAAATCTGTTTTAACTGAAAAACAACACTCGATGAAAAACTTGGATATTCTCTACGTGGCCCTTCAAATTTAGCCTTTTTGATGGTATTTTTCCACATATATATCAATCATATTTTTGCGTTAAATCTTCTAAGTCATCATACAAATCTTCTAATTTTTCATACTTTAACTCTTTTGAAATATCTCGCAATTCATCAAGTTTTTCATCAGTCATTTGTCGCAAATATTTTTGGTTATCAGACTTCTTAATTTTATGTTCAGTGGTTTCTCCGCCAAGACCATATCCTTCTTTCTTTTGAGTTTGATTTGGTATTTTATCTGCCATAGTTGGTTTTACTTTTTTATTTTCAACGATTTCAATCTCAATAACTTTTTCAGTTATGTTAGTGTCGTTTTCTCTATTCATAAGTTCCTTTACTTTTCTAGCCTTTTCCAAAGCCCTGCTAACTAATCTTTCTTCTTTTGTTACTCTTTCCGGCATATTATTGTCCTCCTACCTTTTCTACCATTTTATGAATATCTTTCCATTCCATGCTACCAACATCACCAGTAACCATAGAACTACCTACGGTATTACTAACGTGTGGAGTTGGTGAATTTGCTACGACAAATCCCGACTTCATCAAAATATTGTCATTGTTATATACTGTCTTTTCTAAACTTTCTATCTTAGCACTTAGGGCTTTGATAATTTCAAGCAGTTCTTGATTTATTGAATTTTCATCACTCATTTTTTATCACCTTTTTTCGGAGGATATACTATTTCTCTTAACTGTCTAAACAGTGTCTCATACTCCTTACGGAGTTTCGTAGCAGTAGCCACAATATCAAGATTTCTCTCATCCATTGAATTTATCCTCTTATTTAACTTATTATCATCCTTAATTAAATCTAAAGTTTTCATCATATCAATAATCATTCCCATTCTAGTAAAGTCTTGACCAAACAACTCTGTTGGCTCGGCTGCTTGGAAAGTCTTCTTCAATTTCTTTCTTTCTTTTTCGCTAAGAGAATTTAAAATACCCTTCTTAACTTTCTTATTTTCTTTTAGGATAAACTCCTCATCTCTATCGTAATAATTCCATGTCATATTAATCATCTTTTTCCTTTGTTTTTAATCCTATAATTTGAGTGTCATACCAGTTTTGTTTTTCTTCCTTATCCATTGCGAGCCATTTTTCTTTTTCTTCCGTGTGAATATTAATCAATTTTTTCAATGCATCAATTTTCATCTGTTTATTTGGTATTTTTTCAAGTTCGATTTTATCTATAACATTTTTTAGATTTTTAATTCTTTCATCAGATAATGTAGCAAGACCAATGATAGGTTTGCTTTCTAGTTCTATTTGTTTTTCAGTTTCTTCCTCAACCTTCTTTACTACTTCTTTATGGTCTGAAATAGTATCTTTTAGCAAAACTGAATATGCTTCTATTTCTTTCTGTTTCTTTTCGTAATTGTTTATCTCTTCTTCCGTTGGCAAATCTATGCCATGCCTTTTCTTAAATAGAGATTTTGTAAATTGTATTCGCATATCTTTTCTTTCGTTAAAATTTTTCGCGGTAACTTCCTCTGTTTTTACTTTTTTAGTCCCTTCCTCAAAAACAGGTTTTCCTTCCACATCATATAGCGTCCTTACCTCTTTGAAAGGCTTTTCGATGAGATTCATTGTCCTAGTAAATGCACGTAATTTTTGTGCTTTCATTTGTTTTAATTTTTCTAATGAAATATCTCCTAATTTGTAATTCTTTATTTTATTATCCAAATCCTTAACTGAAGTCTCGTATTCTTTTGCGTATCTTGTTAAATTTTTAGCCGAAGCCTCGGCTTTTTTAATAATAGCATTAGTTTTTTGTGCCTCTTCTATAAATTTATCAAATCTAGTCTCAGATAATTTATTTAATTCATAAGCAATTTCGTTTGCTTTATCTCTCATATTTTTTAATTTTTCTTTATTTTCTGAGCCTATCGCTTCTTTTTTCTCTTCTCTTTTAATATTAGCAAGGAGAGCATTAAATGAATTTTCAGTAATATTCAAGCCTATATCCCTACCTTCCCTTATATGTTCGGGCTTGTCAGTTTCTTCATTGAAAAAGTTACCAGCAGAACTTATAACATTCCAACTTAATAGATAATTCTCAAGACTATCAAATGCCTTACCATCACCAAAAATAGTATCTGATAAATTAATGGGTATAGTCTCTATTATGCTTCGCATTTTTTTGGTTCCGCCCTTTAATTTTGTTATCTTTCTTATTGTAGACCTAGATACATTAAAATCTTTCAAACCTTGATATAAAATACTTATATCTTTTATTCTTTTCTTCGCTTCTTTTGGGCTTCTTCTAGCAATAGAAGCAATTTTTTTATCAGAAAATGGATTTTTTATACCTGTAAATAAAGTTATTTTATTTATATTTTCAAGCAAGGAACTCTTTTTATTTCCATCTGTTAACAATTCCTTAGTAGCAGTAATCGCAGTATCAAGTCTCTTATAGCCTTTCGACGAAGAAACGTATCTAGACTCTATTTTTTGCATCTTCTTAGTATTGTTATTAAATTTGTATTGATACCAATCAAACTCTCTCTTTTTATTCTTTTCATCAAAGAGAATAATATTGTTTATTATTTCTAATACAACTCCCTCACTAGTCAAACCTAATAATGAAGAAATTAGTTGCTTTAGTCTTATGCCTCCTTCATCCTTTATCTCTTCAATAGACTTACCTTCAATATTATTTTTTATTACAACCAATTCTCCTCTTAGATTATTCCAAAAATCAATGGTAGTTTTAGGAACTTCTTTTGCTGATTCTACTTTTAGGTCAAAATATTTCTCACCTTTTGGTTGCTCACCTAAATCTTTCTGCATTTCTTTGAATCTTTTATCTAACACACTTCTAATTTGAGAAACTTTTCTCTTAGTGCTTTCTTGAATATCGGGGTCTTGTGAAATTTTATCAAGTAAAGTAGCAATACTCTGATACATATCAAAATATTTTCTAGGATTTTGCTCGATGGCTATTTTTTCTTTTTCCTCATCACTTTTATCTCCTTCACTATCAACAATACTTTCTATTTTGACTTTTTGGCTTAATCGATTTTTGACTTTTTGACTTATTTTTTTTAGAAATTTTTTATAATCATCATCTTCTAATAATTCTTTTAAAGCCTTAACATCTTTTTCTTTTTCTAATATTTCAAAAATTTCAAGACCAGTTTTATTAGTGCTAAAAGTATTATCCTGTATTGCTTTTATTTGACTAATAATCTCATCATTGAGGTCTTTCTCTTGTTCGGAAGATAAAAAATTAACATTTCTTCTTTTTTCTGCTTGGTTAAGATGATTTAAAATTTCTTTTTTAGTTTTAAGTTTGAGTTTCTTTTCAGCATGAAAAAGTGCTGCATATAAAGGAATTTTATTTAATTTAGAAAGAGTAGGATATTTTTCAGATAAATCTTTTAACTTAAATCTTTTGATATATTTTTGAGCCTCTGTTTTCCTGTCGGCGGCCTCTTTTTCTCCCGCTCTTTCTAATTTATCATAAAATTTTTTATTTTCTTCGTTTAGCCTATCTAAAAATGGATTTTTTCCTGTTATTTTTTCTCTTGGCCCTCTAAAAGTATCTAAAGCGGCCTTTATCGCTAATTTGTCAATATGAGATATCTCTTCGTCTTCTAGGCTTGACATTAATTCTTTCGTAGTTTTTCCAAGTAGGGTTTTTGTTTTCTCCCGAACGTATGGGATTCTTTCTTTACTAGCAAGAAGCATTAATTTATCGAAATCAAATGGTTTATCCAATTTGAGCAAAACATCATCTTGTATTTCTTCGACTAAGCATTTCAATAAGAACCACAAATCATCGGTTCTATTTTGTAACTGAGCCTTTAAGAACATGCTAATCAGAATGGAATATTTTCTTTCTTTCCTCTTTTACCTTGAGGCAATAAAACAACATCAGGAACATCATTAGAAGATGTCTTTGCTTTATGTGTAGTATCTGGTGGTAGTCCACCAACTGAGAAGTCACGATTCTTAGTGATTCTTCTCATCTCATTTGCATTTTGTGACCTAACCTTAGCCAATTCTTTCTTTAGTCTAACTTCTTTTTGTTTCAAATCTTCTGTCATATTAACCGATTCTCCTTTCACTTCTTTTGTCTACGTTTTGATTTCCAGCATCTTCTGGTAATCCTGTAAGTCTCTTATCCGGCCCGACGCTCATAGAAGGTTTATTTCTTGTGGCCGGAGGATTTTCTTGAGGAGTTGGTTGTTGCATCATTTGTTCTTGCATTTGACCCATTTGTGATGCATCAATATTAGTTCCAGCGTAAGGGTCAGAATCGATTGCTTCTTCTCCTTGAGGGGCTTCTCCCTCTTGAGGTTCAGGTTTAGGTTTTTGATAAGTAAAGTTACCATCTTCATCCATTTCGATTTCAAATCCTAAGTTCTTAATTGAAGCAGCAATATTAACTTCAATTTCTCTCTTCCTTAATCCTGCTATCTCATCCTCTTCTTCAGATGGTGGTAGTTTTAATTCCCAGTCTGTAATGCCAAACTGCTTAACAAGGAAAGGAAAAACATAGTTATTATACACATTTTGAGCCATTTGGACAGCCCTGTTAGTAACGAGGATTTGCATACCCTCATTATTTAAGCCTCCACTTGTGGTATTATCAGCCATGAATACTTTGCTAACCCCATAGAAAGCAGAGATTCTATCACGTAAATCATCTTTTACCGAAATGTAATCCATTTCTTTCAAACTATCCATGAACTTTATCCATTCAACAGAACCTTTTCCATTTTCAGCCTCTATTCCCATAACAGGAATAAAGTGAGGGTCAGATTCCATTTTCTCCTTAACTCCTCTCCAAAAGGCTCTCATTGAATCCATATTTCTAGTTTGAACTGCAAGTAAACCTCTAGGCATCCTACTTTTAGTATAGGCAGAATTAACATAATTTTCCATAGCAATAAGAGTCATAACGTGATTGTATAGAGTAATTATCGGAGAAAAACCATAAAGTCTACTAGGGCTATATTTACTAAAGTGTAAAACCTCTCCTTTAATGAAATACTGCTCATCACCATTTGCTCTATTGACATAGTGAACTGGCTTTAATGGCCCGCCACAAGTAGGGCAATTCTCATGTTTATCTTCTGATAAAACACCTCTATGATTTACACAAGTAAATCCTTTTGTCCCTTTTACTCCATTCTCATCAGCATAAATAAACATTGTAACAGGGTCGCCACGATATATTTCTTTGATACGGTGCATTCTTATTTTACCATCACCGTCTAAGAAATACTCTTTTACGAGAACAATATATGCATCATCCATAATATTCAAATCGTCTTCAAGTTCTTTCAATACATCGATGAAAAGTTGTTCTGATGAATTGATATATCCTTCTAAGAAATCATTAGCATAAGTCAATTGCTTTTCATCCGGCGTTCTTAGATTTTGACTTCCGCACCTAGAACATTCTGAAACTGGCCTTTTGTGTTTCTTATTACAATCATTACAAATGGCCTCAAAGGACTTTTCCCAAACATACCCTCTTCTGTATATTTCCTGCTTTAATTGAGTAATACAAGTCCTAACAATTACTGATTGCTGAACCATAGAGTATATGATTGGGGCCGTCATCATGTAGTTGTTTTGTCTTTCTTGAATTCCCATGTTGTATATCTTTCTATCAGTTGGCTTAGGAGTGCTTCTCCTAAACAAGTTGCCTAAAGAAAATCTTCTTCTTTCTGCCATAAATATCACTCGCACCTTAGAACCTTAAACCACTTTTCAAAGGTATCTCCATTCTTATTGGCATATAACGCTGCTATATGTCTCTTGGCCTTAGATTTTGAAGTGTGAGGTTTTTTATTCAATCTTTTTCCGGTATTGGCATTAACAACAAAATACCCGCCCCTACCAACTACTGTGGTATATGGCATTAACTATTCACCTCTTTCATAATCATGCCACCAACTTGTTCGGTTTCATCCATCAAAGACATTTTACAGTTATCCTTATACTTCTGAATATCATCCAAGTAAATGTTTTCTTTGAGCCAATCAAAACCAACATGGTCTTTATGATTCTCCCACTTCATCAATTTGAAAATCTCATCACATCTGCCCTTATACCAGTCTGCCTTCTTGTATGATTTCTTCATGCGAATCAATTCCAAGAGAAGTTTGGCATTTCCTTTCTTTAGCCTAAAGTGGGGTAGGCATTTTGTTAGTAGTTCACTAACATCTTTCTGAGAATAGAAATTAAGCCTATTAATCAATCTTGTATCTTGTGGGGATTTTTGGTCTAAATGTAATCTACCAAATCCAATGCTTTTATGCATTTCATTCATGAAAGCCTTTCCTCTGCTGCCAGTAGCAACTAAACCAACTCTAGGATTCATACTTCTATCTAATGTAATGTAGCCATCAGAATCAATAAATGCAGCAGTATAAGCCCAAATGTTTTTCTTTAATTCATCTGGCATTTTGTAATAGCCTTCGTCTACAATGGCTATGTTTAAGTTCTTGGCTATACTAGGTATCATTTTCTGCGTTACACTTTTTGATAATGTCATAGGTAGTCTATCATAAATTTGTCCAGTTCCAATAGAAGGATGTTCACAAACTATTTTCAATATAGCACTACTTACTTTTTCTTTTTTGGTCTTCTTAATGGAGTTGGATAGTTCTTTCAATACTGCCCTAAATTCTTTTTTAGAAAGCCGCATTTCCTTTTCCAGAGATGCATATTCTTTAGAGTATGCCATCCCATTCTGCTTAAGGTCGCACTCCCAATACTTACAAAGCAAATCAACTACCTCTCTTCTTTTTTGAACAGAATCAATTTTATTCAATCTACCCAAATCAGATTCTTTAAAATTCATTTTTAGTAGAGGGTCTTTGTAGGCTTTAATCCAAAAGATAGAATCTATACACTTTCCTAAATAATCAGTATATCCATCAATGATTGTATCTATTGATTTTGACATCCTGTCTCTATTTTCTCCTTTCATCTGTCTTCTAGCCTTTCTCATCTTTTTTACTAAGTCTGGAATGCTTTGACCATCAACAGTGTATTCCTTTGGAAAATTAAAGAGTCTAACTCTCGCTTCGTCTTTATTTATGTTCAGATTTTTAGAGAGATTAGTTACGGCTTCATAATCAGACATGATAAAATCTGGCAAAACAGATTTCAAACTATCCTCTAATCTTCCTTTCGCTTCTTCCTGTTGTTCTCCTAAAACTTTTAGTTCACCTATGGCATCTTCGGCTTCTTCAAGTTGCTCTAACTTTACCATAAAATGCCTCCTACATATTTAGACCGATGTACCCTTGTGTTCGTGGATAAGCACTTGTTGGATTGGGGTCAAACAACCCCATATCATCCAATAGTATGAATGTTTCACTTAATGTTTTTGTTGCTGCATTGGCTAAAGCAAGACTCATTACCATGTCATCATGCGCTCCAATGCCCTCAAATTTACCCCTATCTGTAATAGCAAACATAGAAAGTTCTTCAATTAAGGAGGCAGTTACTCTTCTACTTTCTTCATTCCCGTATGGTAAATTTATTTTTTGGTTTTCAAAATTCATTTGTAGGCTAAGTATGATTTCTTCTTTTCTCTTTCTTGTAGTATTGAAATCATGAACATTCAAATCAGTAACATTTCTTATCTCTTGAGTAAAGGTTTTAGCGAAAGTATTTGTTTCAAATAATACTACTTCGGGATGGAATACTTTACCTATCATTTTGACCTTTTCTATGTTCTGCCTAAACTCTACATTTTTTGACCTATCCATGTAGATTAAGGTTTTATTATCATTCTCATCAACCTCTAAAACTGTAATTACATTGTAGTCGCCATCTGTGGAAATAGCAGGGTCTACACCAACATAGTATTTGTAGCCCTCTCTGCGATAAGGTTTCAAAACATAATTTTTATTTTTAGCCATCTCTAGATATTCAGGATTAAACAACGATGTTCCAGTAGAAATAGGAACACACATATATTCTCTAGTGAACATTAATGACCCTACTTCCGCCTTTCTAGCCATCAAAGAATCATAATCCCAACGATTAGGCCAAAGAGGTTCATTCAATGCATTCAAGCAAGGATAGGTTCTAAGGGTATAGGCTGGATTTTCAGAGAGTTGTTGATAGATATCAGTATAACTGAATGGAGTTCCGATAACTCTCAAAGAAGCAGTATGGTGAAGCGTAGGAATCATGTCGCCATAAAACCAATCTGTAACTTTTTGAATACCGCTTACACTAAACTCTTTCAAAGGGTCATCGATAATGATTTCTTGTGGGTGAAGACCACGAATCTGAGAGCCCACTGAACGCTCCAAAATTTGATTACCATTTGTTAGAGTAATGTTACCAATAGCCCAACCCCTTACAGGTTTGTATTTTTTTAACATAGGGTGATTAAATACCTTATCTATATCTCTCATGTGAACCATTGTCTGCTTTTGGTTAGAAGATATGTATAGCATCTGATATGGTGGAGGTTGAAAAATTAAATTCCAGACAACCCAACTGTGCATAAAAACTGATTTACCGTGACCCCTAGAACAAATAATAACTGTTCTTTGCGTATCGTTCATAAGTTCGTGCCACTCTTGTTGATGATTAGCAAAGTCTAAACCCAACACTTGTTGAAAAAAATATGGAAATGAGTTTTTAGATAACTCCATATCCATTTGATGTTCAAAATTAAAGGTATCTAATTCCATTTTAGAACTCCCATCCATTTAGGTGATTCTAACTTCATCCATTTTTGTATTTGGTCGAGATAATTAGTTCCCTCTAATTCTTCTTTAATATCAGCAGGTAGGCCTTCCCTATCCATGTCTTTGAATCCCTTTGCCCTATATGCAGAGGATATTTTTGGGTTAGTCACATTAACATATAGAGTTCTATTTCCTTTTTCGCTGATAACTTTATCTGTTAAGATGCTTACTAATCCGCTTCCTCTGTATTCTTTTCTAACGTGTATTCCAGCACCCAATAATACATTCTTGTGTCTAGAAAAACCCACTACGCCCACTGGTTTATTTTCATAAAAAGCAACAAACATTTTAGCCGGTTTTCTAGCCCAAATAGAATCTGGAGATAAATTATCAGAATATCTCATACTTCTCTTTTGGTATTCCATATACCCATCATTTTGAAAAGTTTTTACTGCCTCTTCTTCCGACATCTCCTTAAAAGAGACTTCATCTGAAGATATTTTTTCTGCCAAAATATCACCTAAAGTTTGATTTAATAAGATACACTTGCTCCGAACTTATCCCGTATGCTTTACTTATGTTGCTAAATGAATCCAAATCATTTACTATTTTATTTATTTCTGTTGCAGTAATATCTAGTTTTTGTTTTTCTAAGGTTTCCATCATATCTTGCACATCATCAAAATTATCTAATTTTTTGATTGCATAATGAGTAGGTAGTCCTTTCATTTTTCTTATAGCGTCATGTGCTGATAAAATATCTTTGTGTATTTTAGATTCTTCACTTTTCAAAACATCAGCAAGTTCCTCTATTGCTTGCTTTGTTGGTTCCTTATCTCTTGAATCCATAACGATGTCCTCAACCAAACTGGTAATATTTTTTGATTTGATAAAACTAAAAAGATTCGATAAAGGTTTAACCTTTGTTATGTCATCTACTTCTTCAATGTTAAATGCATCTTTTACTTCATTTAAATCGACTGTATCTCGGCCCACTGAAAATTTATCTTCTTTTTCTAAACTTTCACCTAAAGAACTTTTAATTGATTTTAGATAAGAAGCCATTTCATCAACTATCATTTCTCTTATCTTTGGTTCTTTTCTTCCATAAATATTGATTAAAGCACCAGCAGCCTGTTCAGTCTTTCTTTTGATTTCCTCATATTTTCCACCACTTTTTAAAGATTTAACTAAAGAAGTTAGTTTCTCAATATCATCAACGTCAAACATTGCACTTCCAGATTTATCGTATCTGTTCTGTAATGAGTTGATAATTAAAAATCTATCATCCAATTCAGTAAAAGCAATTATACTTCTTATTGTAGATATGTTACTAAATGGTAATTCTGTCCCTAGCAAGAGAGGAGAATTTTGCACTAGCGCAAAAGCCTCTGCAATGAGTTTAATTATCTCATCTCTTTTTTCTACTGCTTTATTATCAAGTTCTCTGATTTTTGCATCTCTTCTCAATACTGTTGCTGAGTAATGAAATTGAGATTGTACCGAACCTGTTCTTGTTTGGAGTTGTTCTTGAAGGGGAGTTTTACCTTTTCCAGCAAAATAATCAGAGAAATATTTAGGGTCTATTTTTTTGTCTTCAAAAATAACATCAGAAAAGGCTTCCATGAAATCCATAATGTTTGATGTTATTTCACTGGTGTCTGCTTCCTTTTGGAAATAATCAGAAATAAATTTAGAATCTTTGACGTATATCGGGAAATGACTTTCACCATCATATTCCTGTATTAGTTCTAACTGCTCAATTCCGCTTTCCATTGCTCTTTCTATTTGGCCGCCATCCTCTATTCTCATAAATTCAAAATTATCTCTTATAGCCTCTAAAAATTCATCATGTTCTTCTTTGAGAACAGGGCCGTTTCTTTTGAGTAAGGCCGCCCAATAAAGCAATGCCAAAACATCTACTTCTCCGGCCTCTTCTAAATCATCATACAATTCTTTTACTTCACCTTGTTTTGGTTCAGGAAGAGAAGCCAAATCTCTTTGAAGTTGTTCGCTTTGTGGCCTTTCTTCACCTACATCATCTTCAAGACTATCCAAATCATTGACATCCATGTAATAGCCAATTCCTTTCATAATATCTAAGAGATAATTATACGCCCTAATATCTAAATTATCTGGACGTATGGATATTTTTGGAATATCTTCAATGTAATTGATTCCTTCTTCATTAGTGACTTTATCGAATTTTTTGAACACATCACTTTCTTTATTTAATTCTAGCAAATCCTTTGATAACTCTTTAGACTTTTCAATTATATCATCTATCATTTCTGATATGCCTTTCCAATAAGAATAAGCCGCCTTTCTATTTTTAAGACGCTGCATATTTTGATTTTTGAACATCAACAAAAACAAATCATCAATATTATCAAATCTGGTAAATGATACATCCGACTCAGGAGCAGATTTAGATTCATTGTATTCTTCAATAATGTCTTGAATATTTTCTGAAATATACTCAGAACCCTCGAATGTCTTTACAATTCCTATCAAAGAATTTACTTTATCTACCTTTATGCTGCCCCTAAAAGACAACTCCTCTGAGTCGAAATCTTCAGACATAATTGTTGCTGCGTATATTTTTGAACCGCCATATTTGATATTAGAAAATGTTCCTGACTTTACCTCTTTTTCTAAAAGAATTTTAAGTCCTTCTTTTTGTTCTTTGGGTGCTGGCTTTTTACCTTCATCTTCAAGAAATTGCTCTACTAGATATTCTCTAATATCCTCTTCCATCTGGTCGATTTTATCATCATCATATTCTTTTTTACCCTCATAAGGCTGCAATACAGTATCAATAGCATTTGTAAATTTGTTAGTCAACTTTAATGCTGCCTCTTTATTTGTAACACCATCTTGTCTAGCCCTAGCAATAAAACCCTCTTTGATTTTCTTTAACTTACTTGCAAAATTTGAGCCAAGACTGTCTCTTAATTTATCTGACATTATTTCTCCTCCATGACTAATTTAAGTGCCTTTATTCTATCCATGAATCTATTATTAGAATATAATTTAATGTATCTATCTGGATTTTCTACAAAATCAGTTATCTTATCATCTACTGCTTCAATAAAGTTATTTCTAAATTCATCTATTCCTGTTTCGATGTCTTTAGCCAATTCTACTATGCCACCAGAAATATCTTCTTCATCTTCTATGTCATTGATAGCAGGAGATAGATTGGTATTGGTATATCTGTTGATTGCTAAAATTAATGCTTTCAATCTGACCTTTTCTGTAAGTTTTTCCTCTTTGAATTCAGTTTCACTCAATTTTTCTCCAATCAAAGTAGCAGTAATTGGGATGTTAGTATCTTTCATTTCTGTAAAATAGTTATACAACTTTTTCTGTAATTTAGTTTTTATTTTTTCTGGAATTTCTGTATCGTCTTTTTCTTCAATGGTAGAATCTAAGAACATTTTAGTGTCTTCATTTTCATCTATGTTATTCTCAGAAAAATATTTTCTGACCCTTTTTTTAATTCTAGAACTGTTCCTATAACGATTTAGAGTGTTCGTTGTTTCTTTATCAGTAACTTTGAAGAATTTACCATCACCAATTTTTTTAAATTTGTCCTCTTCACTACCAGTTTCTACACTATATTCTTTAATTTGTTGTGGAACTATTAGAATATTAGAACCCTTACCTATCAATTCATAATATTCCCTAGCGAAGCGAGAAACTTCAAAATTTTCTGATTCTACATCGACATTTTTACTATCAATAGCACTTTTTATTTCTGCTCTAGCCTTTTTGCTATAACTACGAAGATTTGCTCTCAAAAAAGTGTTCATAGTCATTAGTGATTGAGCCTCAGAAACCTCCATCATATCAGCAAAATCAGTCCTACCCCTCAAAATAGTATCTAAAAAGGGCATAACTAGGTATGAATTAGTCTTTCTTCTGGTCAAAATGTTGTCATTATTAGTAGAATTTCCATTAATTCTTACCAAAAAATCACCTAAAACTGCTCCTTTAGGGCTTTTTTTAATGAGACTTAGATAAATATCAACACTAGCAGGGCCAGAAATTGCCGTATTTTTTACTAATTTTTGGGCTTCAAAGTCACCAATATTGACTTTTCTGCTTAATGCCTTTAATTTTCTGCTAGTTTCTATGAAAACCTTTGCAAAAACCGAAGGAATTCTCTCAAAATTGCCCTTTCCTGCCTTTCTCATGAATTTATCCATGTTTTTCTTCTCAGATTCTTGGTAAATATCAAAAATTTTGCTTTCATTTGGTGTTTTTACTAAAACTCTTGAAACATTTATGACATTATCGTTGAAAAAATTGTTAACAGTGACCCTTTTTGTTTCATTTTTTCTAATTATCTTTAACAATTGTGTAATTTTAGACTTATCTCCTATTTTTCTTGTAAAATCTTTAATTGGTTGACCAGCATCTAATTTTTCTTTAAGATGTTTCTTCAATTTAATTATATCTTTCTTAATTGTCGGGTTTTCTTGTAAAATTAAGTCAGTTCCTTTATCCAAATTGTATTCATAATACTCTCTTTTCCTAGATTTGGCGATTTTTTCCTTAATTTTGTTAAGATTTGACATAATTTGTGAAAATTTTTCTCTTCTTTCCGTTCCAGAATAAGCCCCTCTTATTTGAGAGTGAAAATCTGGATATTTTTCTTTCAAAATTTTCCTAAATTCCCTAACATTATCGATGTTTTTGAAATCATCTAGTATTTTTTCAGTATATCGTATATTTCTTGATTTTTTACCTTTAGATTCTTCTTTATCTAAAAGTTCTAAAAGACTATTTGTAACATCGTCGTTACCTAACATGCTAAATAGCGCAATTTCATTGTTAGGAAATTTCATTACCAAATATATCACCTCAAGAATAGTCTTCTATGATTGTATCAATGTCTTCTTCAAAGTTCATAGCCACTTCTTCCCAATCAACATCGGATATGCTATCGGAAGGCTCCATTTCTACTAATTCGTTCATGAATCCTTCCATGTGTGCCATAGCGTTAGGTAGCCAAAGTGATAACTTGGTGATGACTTTATCCTTTTTTGCTCCGCTTTTGACTAATGATTTAATGTAGCCCTTTACATTTTGATAAAAATCATAATCATTCATTGACCATAATTCTGCTGAACGTGTAGCAGTTTTTTGTCCCTTTCTGATTATATCTTTCCAACTCATTGTAATTTCTCCTGCATTCTTTTCTTAATTTCTATCCAAATCTCAGGATTGTTCTGTGCTAACACTTCTTGAAC